CCACTTGTTGCAAAATATATAGGTGAGTTAAGAGAAGAAAGAATTAGAAAACATGAAGTGACTTATGAGAATCACATAGCAGAACTTGCTAGACTCAGAGAGGCTGCTTTGAAGAAAGGTTCTTTCTCATCTGCGGTAAATGCTGAAGCCAACCGAGGAAAGGCAGCAGGACTATACATAGACAGAAAAATAATAAAAACTGGGAAATTAGAAGACATGTCAGAACAAGAGTTAGAAGCAAAAATGAAACAAATCTTAGACGACTACGGGTCTCTGATAAATGTAACACCTAGTGAATCTTCGTTATCTTCTTCACACAAGAAGTTGGAAACACCGATCGCTCCGAAAAAGTAATACTACCATCATCATCTACATCGTATCCTGCAAATATTCTTACAGTATCTTTGTCCTTACTGAACAACCACCCTTCACTAACTGGTGTAGCTAGTTTCATGTCTTTAAACTCTTTGACAGTGCCCCAGCCGCCTTCAGTGATAATATCAATCCAATCGATACGTACACGCTTGTATGGAAACTTAACAGCCTGCTTGACCAGCTTAGGCTTGTTGTAGCTATTTATTCTTCTCGACTTCTTTTTTGCCATATATAGTATTCTACCACAGATTTTTTATTTTAAAAAACACATTCGCGCGCGTGGACCGAAATTTGATAGTACACTTTATCTCTGAAAAAAATAAAAAGTGTACCAAAAAGTGTCCACCCTAAAGTCATATATACCAACACTTCTAGAGCAAAAGTACACTTGGTACACATTATCTGGCAAAAAAATAAAAAAAAAATAAAATCTGTCACAGAATACTATAGTACGGTTTTTGTGTCCTTATTTGCCTTATTGTTGCCATATTTACGCTCATATTCTGCCTCAATCTGCAACATCAGGTCCGTGATCCCTGTTTCGTCAAGCTTGACCACATGTTCCATGGCCCGTGAAACAAGGTCCCTTCTGTATTTGATAGCCTTATTCCTGGTCTGTACTTCGTGGATTCCCCACCTCGTTTGATCTGTCATGCTTTTTATACTCCTCTATTAATTTTTCCGACGGATGCCACACGTCAACCGCTGAATGACACTTAGGACACGATAAATTACTAACTATATCATAATCCTCATTATCTATCGTATCGTGGTCACCACCCCATATCAATTGATGTCCACAGTGCCAACAGTTCATTTGACAAAATCCTCCGCTTTCATAGGTTTAGTTCGTTCTTTCTCATCATGAATTAGGTCATGATACATGTCCAATCTTTTTAAAAACTTATGTTTCCAAGACCTTAATTCAGGTCCTTCGACTTTGAACTCTTGATAATATAGGTCAGGCGTGCATACCATGATAACTCCCTGTTGGATACTGGAGCCGTAGACATAGTCGTGTGCCATGGCGTATGCTGCGATTTGAAGATAATAATCTTCGATCCATTCCTTCTTCTTCGGACGGTTGGCCTGTTTGAAGTCAACAACAGTTTCAAGATCGTTGTGTAAACAAACCAGGTCTGTTTGACCTGCGTATAGGCCCGGATAATGTAACGTAACTTCTGACCCGTAATACTCTGATACTGGCGCAAGACCGATCTCCATAATTTTATCGGCCATGGGTTTCGCCGCCTGTCCGAGTTCAGTAAGATCATCATAGCCAACACCCGTAACATATGACTCGAGGAATTTGTGCATACTGGTACCCCGTGCACTAGATACATTCTTGATTCTGTCTGCTTCTTTTTCACCGACCTTAGCCTTCCATTTAGTTAAAAATTCTGTATTTTTGGTGGCCCCTAATATCGTAGTTACGCTAGGAAGTCTATAAGAACTTATCTCATAGACACGTTTTCCAGTAGAAGGGTCTGTGATTTGTTTACCCTCTAGATAATTGTATTTATCACTCTTCTTCATTCATTTTCTTTTCTTCTTCAAAACCTTCCATCAATTCTTCATGTAAAGTCTTGTCTTTCTTACCAAATATTTCATCAAAGTTCTTACGATATAAATCATTAGATGGTCTTGTTATGCCATCAAACTTTTCTTTTTTACTCATAACTTCTTTTGTAACTCCTTAACATATTCTTCGTTTTCTTTTTGACGTTTGTTTTCTATAATTTTTGCATGCTTACGCCATGCCCAAGCATTCAATGTTCCAGCCCATTTCATTATAAAATGCAAACTGTTATATACTATCTTGTCCAACATTTTTTCTAACCTCCTTATACTCTTCTAAAGATATAACATTATCCTTAAATGCCTTATTTGTATAGTGCTCTATCACTTGTTGTATCTTAGGTAATTTAGTATGCGCAAACGGCCATAGAAGGCAGCACACGTAGTATGCGTCTCTAAATGTACATCGCCACTTGTATTGTTTAAGATAGGGCGTACCGTCCTTACGAGTACCCTTAACGGTTTTAGGTTTTAAAGTACCAACTCCAAGTACTTCATAAACCCACATCAGAACAGATCTATCGGTCATCGTAATTTCCATACTGATACGCATAGAATTAGACAACCGGTAGCCTGGTTTACCTTTGTGTTTTTTCTTCTTCTCTATACCTCGTTTAATATGAATAGAGCCTTCACCATCAAACAAACCTGCAATATAAGCTTTGTCAACATCTTGTATCATTAATGTATTGACATCCCTTCTCCCTCAAGATCAGAAAAATCTTCATCGCCATAATCATAAAGTTCTCCTTGAGAGTCACAGTCCCAGCATTGATGAATCATATCTTCTTTCTCCATAATGCATGCGACCTTTACATAGCCGTTACCCTTACAGGTAGGACAAATGTATACTTTCTTAACTTTTTTTGAATTTGCCATTTAGTTTTTTCGCTTTCTCGTTTGCTATTGCTTCAATTGTCTTTGCTACACTTAGTTTTGCATCAGGCAATATTACCTTTGATAACTTGTCTAAAGTAGCGTATGTTTCTTTAGTTAGAGAAACATTTTTGTACTTAGTCATATCTGTCATATGTGTTTCCTTTCATAGTTGAATCACTTATATAGGTGATAATATAGGATTGTCAATGATAAAAATTGTATTGAGTTTAATTATTTGTTCACAGGTAGCTAATACTTGTTTAGAGCCCTATCAATGGCCCGAAACATTTGATAGTCAGTATGATTGTTTGTTGTTTGGATATGAAGAATCTATGAATAAAACTAAAGAAATAGGTCGAAAAGAAGTGAATGAATATAATGTATTTATGAAATTTACTTGTACTGCTGAAAATATAATTTGACTATATACTTAATAAATGTTAGTGGACTTTAATCTTCTCACCAAGAACCTATCCCACAATATTTCCCCTCTTAGGGATAGGTCTGTCTATTTACAAATACATCCATAAAAATAACCGCTGCCATCTTTCATGACATGCTTATTAAATGGAACATCCATATATTCAGAAAGTTTTAGTCTTAGTATGTCACAAAGACTAAAACAATCTACCTCACTTAATAACTTTATATCTTCCGTCATCTGTTTTGTTACTTCTATCAGATGATAAACCCCGTCGTTCAATATTATAAGATCCATTAGCCCACTCCTTTACTTTTTCAAACCAAAGATCGTGTGTATATTTATCTTTGTTTTGGTTGTACTCGTTTGCTATTTTGTCTAGGTCTGACGTATTCATTATTTCTAGTTCCCCACTCTATTATGTTTTTGATACCTGGTGCTTTCAAATTCATGTTTACCCCAAAAGGTCTCCATGCTTTTTTCATTATATTTAGTTCCAGTAAAAGGTTAGACCATTGACCAGGATTAGTACCATCTACTGTAATTGTTATTGTTTTTTCTTTCATACCTACAATGTAGGATTTATCGGGATTGATGTCAACCCTTTCCTTGGCCTTTGTAACGACGCTGTTTTTGCTGTCTTTTCTCTGATTTATTTTTATTTTTTTTATGTTGACGTGCGCCTCTTTTTTTAGGTTTGTCACGAGGTGTGAAGAATTTAAAACTTTGTCTAGCCATCTTCCCACTCTTTTACGACAGGCATAACATCTTTATCTTGTGGTGTTGATATGTGTGGAAGATAACTTATTTTACCATTGACGTGTTGTTCTAAATCAGAACCACAACTTAAACATCTATATACTATAGGTGTTAATCCAACTAACATTGTATCCTCTTCGCACGAAGGACATCTTCCTTTTACAAGTTCTGCTGATACTTTCATTACTGCAATATTAGCTTTTTTATCGACAAAGATCCATCTATATTTTTTTCTAATTCAGCCATATTTTTTATGCACTGGTATTTTACGTGCGATTTCGCTTCACGTTTTGCGACTCTTTTACCCTTCAAACATTCAGACATTGAAGGTTGGATACGTGCCTCTTTGATCTCTCCGTTAACAATCATAAGTAAAGCTATCACCATCTCTGTCATTGATGACCTCCGTTAGCTCTAACTTTATCTTTTAGATCTTCAATATCTTTTAAAGCTTTGTCTAACTGCTCTCTTAAAAATTCTATATTAACTTTATTAGTCATGTTCATCTCTTGAGTTTCTTCCATTTTCTCTACAGTATTATAAAGATCTTCAATTAAAAATATTTGCTCCTGGTCCACGGGGACTTGTTCAGATTTTTTAAGTAAATCATTTTGAAATAATTCTCTTGATGTCTCTAACGATACTAACCTTGCAGTCAGCTCTGTATATGCGAAGACTCCTGCTGCAACGACAAAAATTAGACTAGCAACAGTCTTCATTGGCATTTGTACTTTTGCCTCTTCTCCGATGTTTAGTGGTTTATTGGACATTGGGACCTCCACAAAAAGCCAGGACAACTAACATCACAATCAATAAACCTGTTGCGTAGTAATTCATCCTGGCTATCTCCATAATTCTATTTCACTATGTAAGCTACAACAAGAACTGCAATTATAATTACACATACTTTGTGATTGTGCCAGTGCTTGTTAGCCATACTTTTTATTTTATCAATCATTTTTTTTCTCCTCGATTTCATAGAAAAACTTGTCGGTATCTTCTGTCCGCCATGCTCTACTATCTTCAACATTCCATTCAGAAGTTTGCACTTTCCAGTCAGGAATATCATCTTTCACCGTGAAAGAAGGTATGTCCCATATACATCTGTTGTTAGGTTGTGCTGCAAAATTGCCATCATCGAGAGCAATTATGTGAGCGCACTTGTGTTCGTGCGGAATCTCTGAATGATCAGTGTCAAGTATATTAGACTCTGGATGTGCAAAGTCAACTGTAAATAAATATTTTCCAGGGTGCCATTTCTTGTCTTTTCCGATATACTTACCGGCTTGTCCGTCTAGTATATCCCAACGATGAACAGCAGGATAATAAGAAAAACAATTCCAGAGCTGTAATTCATCAAGTCGTCTTGTGGGCACTCCGGATGCATTAAATCCCTGTTGAATAAACGCGCTAATTGGTAAGCGATAAAATATTGCACCGTTTTCCATAATAGCATGAAATAGTATAGCCCGACCTGTAAGAGCGCTAAGACCAAAGATAATACAGTCAGCAACTTCTCCCTTATGTTTTTTAAGATCATAAAGATACTCTCTCCTTATTTGTGCATAAGTTGGTGGTATGTTTGCATTCAAGTAAGCCATAATTTATCCTCATTTTATTGTACCCCAATTTGGTCCAGATTCATAGTCCACTTTGTTTGGTACTTCTAATTCAACTGCAGACTCCATAATCTCTTTTATTTTATCTGCATTGCCATCGACCGATATATCCAATTCATCATGTACTTGTATATGTGGTACAATTCCTTCTTTGTATAGATCAACCATAGCTTTCTTAGTCATGTCAGCTGCTGATCCTTGAATTAGTTTATTGAGCGCTTTGTATGTGTACGCACGCTTGATCCCCGGTCCGTGTTCCGTGAGCGCCTCTTCGTGAGGCAATGCTTTATGAATCCCGAATTGGTTGGGCTCCCATAAATTAAATCTACATCTTCGACCTAGTAAAGTTCTAACTCGACCCCGGTCTTGTGCTCTACGCATTACACTTTCCATTAACATTTTTACAAAAGGGACTTTGTCATGGTATGTTCTAAACAGATCATCCGCATCTTCTTTAGATACACCTAGCTCTGCTTGTAATTTATTTTTACCCATACCATAAAACAAACCAAGATTAATTGTCTTAGCCTGTGATCTTGGTATGTTAGCCATGTCAGCTACAATTCTATGAAAGTCTGCTTCACCGTCATTGTATGCATCTAAAACTTCTTCTACACCATACAGTCCATCAAGCGATGCGTAGTGTGTAACGAGACGTGGTTCTTGTTGTGAGTAATCAAAGCAACCCCAAGTACATCCTTCTTCAGGTATAAATAATGATCTGATCATTGGTCCAAGTTCCTTGTTCCGTGCTGGTATCTGCTGTAAGTTTGGATTATTATAACTGAATCGTCCTGTTACTGTACCACCTTGATCTGATCTTATCTGATTGATCTCAGCATGTATTCGACCTTTATGTGAATGCTTTAGTATGGTATCAATAAAAGTTGTATGTGATTTATTTATTTCTCTTGCACGTGCAATTTGTTGAACGATCGGATGTGGATGGTTCTGTAAAAAATTTTTAGTAAAGGATGGAGCAGATGTCTTCGCAGTTACATCATAAGGAAGATTTAACTTTTCAAAAACTTTGGCAATCGATCTTGCAGCCCATATCTGAATATCTATTCCTGTTTCTTTTTTTACTTTCAGTAATGCTGATTGTTCTTCTCCGACTAATTTTTTCTTCAATTGGTGAGCTGCTTCTGTATCTACACGCACACCTAAAAATCTCATATCAACGAGGCAAGGAAACAATTCAGTCTCAAGGTCGAAGATAGATTGTACATCTTCATGTTCAATTTGTTTCTTCATCTCTTGCCATAATTTTAAAGTTAGGACCGCATCTTGTTCAGCATATTCGCCAACATACATCGCTGGTAGTTTATACATCTCTGCCTTGTGATCGATGCCCCAATGCGCTGCAGTTTCCTTCAATACAGCCTCATTTTTGCCGATTCCGACGTAATCACGACCCAAACTACCTAAATCGTAACGAAAGCGATTCTCGTCCACGAGAGAGCCAGCAATCATAGTATCTATGATCTTACCTTGTATTTCTAGCCCCATAGACCTAATCCAACACACATCGTACATTGCATTGTGAAATATCTTAATTGCAGGTGTTTTTAGTACATCTGAAAACCATTTTATGACCATATTCTTATCCATGTTACCACCACCTTCGTGTGCGATAGGATAATATCCAGACCAACCTTCTACAGCTACTGCAATTCCAACTACATTACCATTACCAATAACTGAACCAGACCCGGTTGATTTTAAATCTGGGTCTTTAGTTTCTAAGTCAATTGCAATCTCATCATGCTTTGATAAGTCTGGAAAAGATTCTGGTGGCAGCCACTCTGTTTGTGGTTTAAATATTGGTTTGTTTTGGTTCATAGATATGTTTACTCTCTATAGTTTTATTAAGTTTATCTTTGTTACTAAATGCATACAAAGCCGCGTCGTAGTCATGAGGAAATATTTCCCATGATAAATTTTCAAATCCCAAATAAATTTCTAAATTAAATTTATATTTTTTATCAATACGAATAGTCTTTACAACCTTACTTGGTCTTGGCATTTTTCATGTCTTTCAATTTTTTTATTTCTAAATCACAATAGTGTTTAATCTTCTCCAAATCTTCTATACCATTTTTGTGTAAATATCTACAAACATATTTCACAACGTTGCCTTGAAAGAATGAGAGATCATTCTTTGAAATAAATTCGTATGGTTGAATGTGGAAGTCTTTGTAGTGACTCCCGCCTATCTGCTTGTCTTGAGGAAATGCATCCTTAAAGATATCTTTGTTTGTCATAGATTGTATGCCTTTTTAGTTTGTGGTTCTATTATATATAAGTTCTTCTCTGTTCTTGTGCAGGCAACATAAAATAATCTGTGTGTATCATCTGGATCTTTTTCATAATCAATAAATGCTGCACCAGCCAAGTCTGTTATTACAACTACATTCTCTCGTTCATTACCTTTGACGCCATGTATTGTTGATATACTAATTCTAGGATTCTTATCTAAGTTCTCACCATTTTTAATTAATTTTTTTATTTTTTTTATATCTTCATCACCTACTTCATCTAATGCTTTATCCCACTCATCTTCTGTTTTAAGTCCATATTTTTCTTTCAAAGTATCTATGTCATAAAAACCATCTTTAATTATCGTTTTAAATAACTTTGGATCCCAGTTATCTTTAGTCATTTTTTCAAAAATTTTTTTAACATCATTGTAATGAAGTGGTATACCTTTTTTTAAATCATTCCATTTAAGTATAATTTCATGTATGTTTTTTACTCTTGGCACTGCATTTCTTCTTTGCCAATATAATTCTTTTTCATCTAATATTTCTCCAATACCTGCTAACATATAATTTGCTTGTGCTAATACCAACCATCTACCTTGTGAAAAATCTATCTCATGAAGATCTCTACATTTTTTAAAAAGTCCTTTTTCTTCTTTTGGTAACCATTCTTTTTCTACTCTGTTATCTACTTTTTTTATTATCTTGTTTGCTAATTCAAACGGTTCTTGTGGTACCCTTTGTGATTGATCTAACACAGTTCTTTCACCTTCTAGATTTATAAATGTACTAACATGTGCACCGTTCCATCTATATATGGCTTGATCATCATCACCTGATATGTATGAGTCTTGAGCTTTTTCTTCTATCTTCTTAACTAATCTCCATTGTACTAAACTTAAATCTTGTGCTTCATCTACAAACATAACTCTAAGTTTGGGTGCTTCACCACTTTCTATAAATTTATCTAACATATCTGGAAAATCTATGAGACCATGTTGTTCTTTGTATCTTTTTAATTCATCATTTATAATTTTTAATTGATCCAATTTCATTTTACTATCGTTGTGTAAATTATAAAATTTTATTGGGTCCATTTCTTTTGATCGTGCTAAGTTTATCAATTGTATGTATGGATCTGGAGAATAGAATACACCTTCGTAATCTTCATCTTGTTTTGCACCTTCTAATTCTATTTTCACCTTCTCCGATAATTCTTTGTAGTGTTTTGGTTGCATCACCTGGTTTTTATTTATACCAAGTTGATTAAAGCAAAATGCATGCAGTGTTTGAAAGTATGGTACATCATTGTAAGATAATTTAAATTTATCTACGGCTCTTTGTTTACCTTCTTGTGCAGCATTCTTACTAAAAGTAAAATAACCAATTTTATCTGAATCTGTTGTCTCTAAAAATTTTTCTATGTGTCCCAGTAAAGTATGTGTTTTTCCTGTACCTGGAGGACCATAAATTATGTGACGCATTAGTAATTTTCTTTCTTAAATGTTTTTGGTTTGTATGTTTCTATTTTTTTATCAAATCTAGCTACAACAAATACAGATATTTTTGTTTTACCTACACGTTTAGTTGTACAGTTCAGATCATCTTTTAACATCTGTGATGTTCTTTGGTATGGAACTCTCCAATGTTTTCTTGATAGATAATTATTAAAGAAGTTATCAAATACAAAATGATGAAAACCATCTTTTGTATAAGTACCACCATTACGTAAGTCTTCGTAATCATCTTTTTGTATTCTGTTTACACAATAATCTTCTAAGTAATTATTTAATATATCTTTTGTACTTGTACCTTCCGCAGGTTCTGTAATTTCTGCGTTAGTTAATAATGCACCAGTAATTTTTTTCCAATCACCTGTCTTAACACTAGGTGGATTTATTCTTAATTGTTTAATACATTCTTCTTGAAATAAAACTTGATTAGCTAAATGTTTTGCTGAGTCTAAATACAGTCTATCACCATCAACGTTTAGGTAGTAATATGGTTCTTCTAAGTTAACTACTTGTAGATCTGTTAAACTTGGAAAAACTGGTTCTTGACCTATACCAAATTTTCTTTTCTTACATAATTTTTTATCACACAAACTACACATAGGTTGGTCATTACATTTATAACCCCATTCTTTTTTTTCATGTTGTTTTGTAATTATATTTACTTCTGTGTCTGACAATGGTTGTTCCATTGCAGTTTCATTAAATACTATTACTTTTGATTTCCAATTCTCTGGCCATTTAGATTTTGCATAGACACCATAATGAAATAGTGCATTGTTTCTACCACCCTCACCAATTTTATTTTGTGCCATAAGTTCTATACATGGTGGTCCATCAGAGTATGGTGTCTCTGGTCTTTTTATTTCTATCTTGCTAATGTCTTGTTGTTTATATCTTTCGTAGAGTTCAAAAAAAGCATCTATACTAGCAGCTTCGCCATCCTCCATAAAGGCATATCTTGTTGTCTGACCACAATTAAAGTATGGTAAATTTAAAAAGTTTCCTGTATCATCTTTAGATTTTAATTCTCTTTGTTTTGGAAATACTTCTGATCCACCATAACCTAATACTGATCTAATCTCATTTAATTTATCTTGCATCAAACCTGCTGATACATAATCTTCTGTAAATAAAAATACATGAGCACCACCAGACTTTGATCTACATACGACCAATGGTAATTGAAATTGTTTTATTTTGTTTATTAATTTTTTGTGATCAAATTCTGCGTAAGAGTCAATGTCAATACATCCCCACTTACATTTGTTGTCATCGTTAATTGGTATGATACCTAAACTATCAGCACCATCTAAATGTTTTTGCCACAACTCATCTGTGACTGGTTCTCGTTTAACAAACGATTTACCTTTAATCTTGTTACCGTCACCATTTGATTCACCGACTAAAGTGACACCATGTGCACGGTCTAATCCATAAAATATATTTTTAAATCTTTCTATCATACAAAATAAAAGTGGGCGTTTCCACTCTCGCTTAGACGCCCAC